GGTGTGAGTAGGTGTGAAGATAATTGTTTTTGAAGTAGCCCAAATATAACCAAAATTAGATGTTTTTTTAGATAAGGAATTGAAGTAGAAGGGTAATAAATGGCGGAGAGGGAGGGATTCGAACCCTAAATACGCGTTTTTTACTATATATCAAATACCTTAAACAACCCCTTCACACCCCGCGCTATATGGGATTTGGTAAAAATACATAATTCATCAAAAGGCGTGAAAAGGTGACTGAGGGCGAGAGAAATAGCCCAAATATAGCCCAAATATTTAATGGTAAGCTCAAATCAATAAGGCTTGCACTGCAGCTTCCGTCACTTTTTTTCCAGCCACTATAAAATTTAATTAGGTTAAGAGTTATGACAAAGCAGTCACTTTAGATTGCAATCCAGCCTAAGAAAAAAAGGGTTTAATATTCCTACACTTTGAACAACAAAATTAATTAACTTTTATCGAAATTCCGTAAATCGACTTTTATAGAACTAAAGAAAGAAATTAATAATAAGTGTTAGCAAATGCTTAATTATTTAAGCATTACCAAAGTTTATAAAAATAAAATTCTTTAAGTCAATCTGTTCTAGTTCTATGGTGGAAAAAGGATAATATTCTTCTATTATGCTCCCCAGTGTTGTTAAGTTTTGGCTAAGGCTTCTAAGTCTTATTCAACCCTCAGAGTTCGCCTCCTTAATCATAAAAAACTGCTGACTTGCTATATGCTCCACTCCACTATTTTTTTTCACCAGCATTAAGAAGAGGATATGAAGATGGAAACAGAGATTATAAAAAAGCTTGTCACCCTAAGTGGCCCTGCGCATGATTACTCTCAGACAATTGATCGCGTGCGGGAACCGATTACTAAAACACTTATAGCATGGGATGAAGATTCCGTTGTGTCACAAATGAAAGATATTGAGGTTAAAGAAGAAAGCGCCCTTTCTGAGGTGGTAAGCGTTGGACGTCTTACAATTAATTTCACATCTTATACAACACGTAGACGTTTAATTGCACCTGGCATACAGCGCGAGCCTGTTCAGCACTTCGAAGAAGGTGGGCAAATAACTGCTAAATACACGTATGTTAACGGTGATATATTTATCACCCAGCTTGCGAAAACCCCTGTATCAGCAAAAGGAAATGGTCTTTTAACCTGGCTTAAGGATCTTGATGAAGCATAATAATGTAAAATAATGCTTGTAGGACTGAGGTAGCAGCTGAAGTAAATGAGGATGCTCTTTAACTACTGAAATCGAACCTGATGGTTGTCGGCTCAACAGGTTGGGTGAAAGTTGTCAGATAACCTAATAATTTCTCCGTATAACTTTTAGGTTAAATGGAGACTTTTACGATTTATGATGATTTTCGGTCCTCAGAATCTTCAGCGGCTTTTTTGAACCCCATCAACTGATTAACTATTCCGGCCATTCCTGATGCGTCTTCTCGTATCCATTTTGCATAGTGTTTTTCAAGAGTTCTTATGCTGGTGTGACCCATTTGTTTAGAAATCCACTCTTTAGGTACAAGGTGGGTAAGCATCTGACTAGCGAATGTATGTCTGGCTTGGTTTGGGCCTCTATGTCTAACTCCCGCTAGTTTAAGGTGATGTGTAAAAAACCTATCTCTAACGACGTTATCATTAGCGTGTGGTCTTTGCATTCGTGTATTTAGGAAAACAAGCTGTAAGCTATCTGTCTTGATCGTTTTATTATCTCTCTGAGTTACTTCAACTTCAAAAGGCTTCATTAACAGAGTATGTTGTTTTTGATTATTCAACGCCTCAATTGCTGGTAGAAGTAATTCAACCTCTCGAACAGAGCCTTTTGTTTTGGGTACTTTGTAGCGGCCTTTAACGTTTGCTCTTTTGATCTTAATAATACCCTTAGATAAATCTATATCTTCCCAGGCTAAAGCTATCAATTCTGAAACTCTGAGCCCTGTCCAAAAGTTAAATTTCATCATATTCAATTCTTGGATGCGCTTTGTTGGAGTGCTTAATATTTTAGTGATTTCAGCTTTTGTAAATGGGTCTGGTTCGCCAGTTTCCGTTATTAGGTTTTTAAGGTCATCGATTGGGTTGTAGTCAATTATTCGATCGGCTTTTGCGCTATTCAAAATGCCGCGCATAACAATCATTATTTCATTGATGGTCTTATTGGCAAGGTGCAATAAATCGTGAGCTCGCCAATGTTTGATCATTGTCAGGTTAATTTCTTGCAGGAACATTTCACCAAATTTTGGTTTGATATGGGTATTGGCTTTGGAGTTATAACTAGAAAAGGTAGAGTAGGATACTTCAGCTTTTTTTATATCTAACCATTCATCAACGGCTTCAGTTATAGTTTTTCGTGTGGCTTTTGGGCCAGAAAAAAGTAATGCTCGCCTAGATTCTGGAAAGTGGACTGCATAATCAAACACATCAATAGCAATCTCGTGCTTGATGGTTGCAAGCTTGTTAGCTGCAAACTTAATATTTCCCTTTGTTGGACTGAGGTTCTTTAAAGTCTCACGACACCACTGACCTCGGTAAGAGAATTTTATTCTTAATGATTCACCTCTAAGTTCTACACCTTTAGGCAATTCAAATGGTTTGATGGTAGCCATCTTCAATCCACCCATCACAAGCGCGCCAGTTTATATACAAATTGCCATCTGGCCCTTTATTCCAGTGTTTTCCTTCCATCCATAACCCTTGAACTCTTTTATGCTTCTGAGAGTCAACGGTAATGCCTGATATCTTTTCATACAATCTAGGCCGAATCCATTTAGGTAGTATTGTTATCATATCATCGTTCATATATCACCTCTTAGTTTCGTACACTTTCTAAATCTGTTTCAAAAACGTTCATCTCAACACACGACCTTGGTATTTAAATTAATTAGTAGTATTGTCATTATTAGTTTGATACAAATCCGGAGGTTCTATGGATACCAAACTTCAATCTCAAATTATTTTTTTAGTCAGTCTTCATTACTCAATTCAGTACTATAAATTCAATCACGAGTATAAAATCATGAATCCTGACTGGCTTAATGTGAATTCTTTAAAGCCATCAAGTTTCTTAAAAATTGGTAGTGAAGAATGGCATTGCCTTATAGATGCCATTGATGCCGCCTCAAAACCTTCTGGTTATGCATTTAGGATCCCCTCTCTGATGGAGCTTTATTGCCATCACCATAACTGTCATTAAGCTTGTTGTTATGCTCTAAGCCTGAAAGCAGCTACGTCCAGCTTTGCCACTGCTTTCATAGTTGGCTTTAGCGATATTTGTAACTCAGCATACCCGTTTTGATTTAGATACAGATTTTCCGCATCTGGTATTTCTTCCAGGTTAGATGGATCCACGTTGAGTCTGTTGTTATCGATAAATCGAATATTTGTCCCTGGCTGGATTGGGCCATTTTCTTCCTCCCAAACTACTCGATGCTTCAGCTCCCACGTCTTAGGCTCTTCTGTCTTAATTTCAATATAACCATCTACATTAACTCGCTCAGAACCTACAGGCTTCCAGTTATGAGGCCGGCTACCTTTTTTAAAGCTAGTTTTGTTAGGGCCTTTAGGTTTTGCATTTGGGTGAGGGATATTGCCTATTTCATATCTCCCTGTGCGGCCTGTTAGCCATCCGTTGCGCTTACATAGTGACGCTATATTGCTGACAGCAAGGCTACGATGGAACTGCTTATTAAATTGCTCTGTTAGCTCTCTCCTGGTTAGAGTGCAATTTGATTTAATAAAGGCGAGCTCTACATCTGAATAATTTATTACTTGTCTTTTCATGTCAGTAACTCCGGCTTTTTCTTGCCTATTGGTAAGTCGGACATTTGTACCTCTGCATCGAGGACAAGCTGAGCATTGCTGATTATTTCTTTAGCAACACTGGTTACCGCCTTAGTGCGCTTTAATTCTTGCTCGAGCTTCTCCGGAGAGAGGTTTTCTTCACCTAATCTTTCGATCTGGGCAAACAGATGATCATTTAAATCTGACAGTTTATTTTTCACTGTTCATTCCCTCTCTATTTTTGAGTGAAATAACGTACAGCTATTGCAGCCCTTTACCTAGGCGCCTTGAGTTTAATCTGTGACCGTTCAAAAACGGCCGTTATAAAATATATTGTCTTACCGTGTCTTCAATTGACGTTTATTGGCTATAAGTCTTTTAACCTGACTTTGAGTAAACGTATGAAACTAATAAACCTTGTTCTAACCATAATCTTTGTATTAATGATTCTTTATTCGGTGCCGGCTTATTGAGCGGCTGAATTCGATTAATTAAAAAATGCTGGGGTTTTATCCCCAGCAAAAGGGGGAGTCATCTTTCTGCCCTCGGTGTTTTTGCCCCTTCATTGTCCACCGCGTTCTTTGATTACTTGCTTAGAGCTTCAATCTCGAAATCTGATAAGCCTAACTTTCGTGCTTTTTCAATGGCCGCTATTTTTTCTCTACTTACTAAATCAATATCCATATCTTTTTTTGTGGGTCGCACAATTACGCAAGGTGCTAACCAGGTGCCTCCAACCTTGATAGCCAATTGTTCTTCAACTGGGCATGGAGAGCCCATTACATATCCTTTTTTGCCTAGACGCTTAGCTGTTGATTCTAGATAGCAAACATGAAGTGGCACTTGGTGGCCTTTTCCTTCTGTTAGGTCTGTATTTGTCCAGGCAACAAAGACCTTCTTTGACTCTTGGATTTCGATAGATTTACTCATTTACCAATGCTCCAATTAATGATCCAAGCTAGCCAATGCTTTATTAATCCGCTTTTCGTGAAGGCGGAATGTTGGGTAACCCTTCAGGTACAAAAGAGTGATCAGCCTTGCGTAGATATGCATCTGATGTGTGGGAAGTAGGGCGCATTGACTAGCAAATAATCTGCTGGCTTTAGTTTTCATGACACACCTCCTAATTTTAAAAAGGGCCGGTACAACTTAATCCGGCCAATGCCTCTCAGCGTTTATGCGACTTCGCGTAATTCATACCTCATAGAAGGAACGCGACCTTCGACTAATGCTCTGGAAATTAGTAATGCTTTGCTTTTTTCTATTCCGAAGTTATCAACCAGATAGCTAGTGATTACGATATCTGTGGGAATGCTGTTGCTGCGTTTGCTTTGGTGAGGTTGTATGTCTGGTTTCTGTGATGTGGTTTGAGGCTCTTTTGTGGTCTGTTCTTGAACCACTTCCACTTGCTGTTGGGCCTTGCGTTCTTCTTCCTCACGAATGACCTGGCGTTCTTCTTCAAGACGTTGCTCTTCAGCTTGTTTGTGCTCATTGATGCGAGACTCAACAAGTAGCGTAAAATCACCATCATCTTTCATGACAATTTGCTGAAGGTCGTTAAATAAGAAGATGTGTTCGCTTGCTAGCTTGTCCAGAATAGCCAGGTTAGTTTTAATGCCGCTGGCGTATTGGTTGGCTTCTATCTTTGCGGAAGCAAGTAAATCGTTCGCTGCTTCCTGTAGGGATTTAACGGTCTTCTTTCCCTTGATAGCTTGAACAAAGTCAGCGTCAACCAATGGTAGAGATACGCGCTTTATCTTCGCATTAATGTTGCCTATATGGGCCTGAAGGTCAGCTTTAGCTTTTGTGACAATTTCAGACTTAACTTCTTCTTTGCGTTGCTTGACCTGCTTCTCACCATTTAAACGAGCTGTTCTTAGTTGGTCAGCGATAAAGCCTAAGTCTTTGCTGAATGTATCAATGTCTACCACTTCACCAACAACTTGCTCTTGCAGTAGCTTCAGCTTACTTTCAGCTTCCTTAAACGTTTTGCAAAGCTTTTCGCGGTCTGCAAAGTCCTGATCGTTTTCAAGTGGTTTCTTGCTGTCTTCGACTAGTTTTAGGGCTGCTTCTTTGTAAATATCAATATTAGAGGTGAGGGCTAATCCTTTCATCTTGTAGTTGATGGCTGGCAGTTCCATGACTGCATTAGCTTCTGTTTTGGTTACTTCAACTGTGGGAGTGTAATTTTTCAAGTCAATCTTAAACTGAGCCCAGCCATCAAGTAGTTGCTGAGCACGACCATCTACTGGGTAATAGGTCATCTGTTCAAGATTATCTTCGGTACCATCAGAAGTTACGAAAATAGCGTATTCCGCACCAGACACTAAAAGCTGTTGTTCTAGTTGCCAGTAATAGTGGGGCTCTAAATCTTTGTCTCGTACTCGTTGAGCAAGCTTCTGATTCCATAATTTATGCTCGAATACAATATTCTCCATCATCGTTATGCCATCAAACGAAGCAAGAATTCTCTCGTGCTCATCGCTCAGCGCGGTAACAGGAAACAGCTCGTCATCAATCAGCTTTTCAACAATAGGGCGTGCCATTGCCTCAGTAGCGTGACCTTTGTCGAATATCTTTTGTTGTTGAGGTGATACTTCAGGCGCTTCACCAGTAGCTTTCATTTTCAAGAGGGCATCACGGCTTTGGTATTTGGAGTCACCCATCATTGCAGGAGCTTCTGAAGCGGTGAAGTTCTTTGCGCGAAGATCTAGCCACTCTTGAGAGCCTTGCGTAACGTGACATGCTTTCATTGCTCTGCTCCTATGCTTTTAATTTGCTGTAGTTGGTAGTCAGTTAATGTTGCTTTGCTTTCAATCTTTGCGATAACTCCATCAATTGATATTCGCCCTTCCTTAATTGCCTTAACCCACTTGTCGAAGTTTTTCGTAAACAGGTCGTCAGGGTAGAAGTTAAAGTCACCTTGGTCTGGCTCTGGTTCTGGCAATCGCCCGTCAATATCTGCATCAGCCGTAGTAATGCCGAATGCTGAAGTTAGGGTGTAGCGACTTAAATATGTGACGGTTGAAGCGATGGCTTGTATATGGTTTTTCTTGCCTGAGCTGTCGGCAGGAGCGTTCATTGTTGTTGATTCACTATGGCCATCTACATGATTAATTACACAGGTAACAGTTATGCCGCTTTGATGGTCTTGCTCAAATCGGAACGACAAACCACATCTAGATAACGGCTCGCGAATTTGGGCAACAATGTCACCAAGTGGCGCATACATTGTGTTGTGCCCATTTTTCAACTTTTTAATATCAGGACAGATGCTCTGAAACTCAGACATTGCAGCAAAGAAGGCTTTTTTTGCATTCTTTTGTTCCCATCTTTCCTGTAGATCCATCAACCGCTCAAGCTTTTCAATGTCAGCATTTTGATTAACTGCCAGCTCTATAAGATTCATGTACTGTGCTTGCTGATCTATTACTACAACCTCGGAGCTAGATTCGGGAATGTCTTTGACCGCTAAATCATTCATTTCGAATTCTCCAAGCACTTAAGCTCTGCAATTTTTACTTGAGGGAGGCTTATGGTGACGCTCCGCTTGTGCAGGGTGGTGTATCCAAGTTCGGGTAACTCAGCTCCACAAAAGATGATTTGCTCGGTGTAGGGGTCTAGTAGAACGTATATATCTCTGGTGATTGAATCTGGGAGCTTGTTCATTTAAAAGTCTCCAAATACTAAAGTCCGTATATGGATATTAAAGAACAATATTAACCAACAGTCAATCCATATACGGATATTTGTTGTTCATATAAAAAGATTTTTATGTAATAAATAAATTTTTATTATTCTATTTTGTTTTATCTGTGATTATGAAGAGTTGTTCAAGTGAATTCATGATGCCTTCGAGCTGTAAATTCCTAAGCTCAATTTCATCAAGCGATTCAAGCTTATCTGACTGGATCATGATTTGGGTATGGACTTCTATTTTTATCAGATAATTTATCAATAAACTGCTGATTGTACTGTCCTGTTTGAATGTTTCTGAGTTGTTCATTTTTCTGCTCCATGCGTCCTTTTTATTTTTTGTTTGCAGCTACTTATTGTTCATAGTTGTTTCAAATTTCAACTCTGTCAATGTGAAAATTAGTCTAATATAAATAAATAGAGGTGTTATTTTTTCGACAGTGAAATAGGTTGATGTTCAAAGATTGACACTCAATAAAAAAGGCTGTTCAAGAGTTGAACACCGTAGGTAGTTAAAGGGCTCGCGAGGAGCCTAGGTAATAAAAATAATAATGACATTCGGTATTTGGTGTGGGGAGTTGTTTTGTCTGAGGATCATTTTATTTTCGTATTATTTGAGCCTAACTTTCAGAAATTAGGTATTTTTGCTTTATTAGCGTTGATTTTAAATATATCTATAT